CGAAGTCTGGCGGCCTGAACGCCAAAGGTCGTGCGTCTTACAACAAAGCCAACCCGGGCAAGCCCGGTCTCAAGGCACCGCAGCCAGAAGGCGGTCCGCGTAAGAAATCATTCTGCGCTCGGATGTCTGGGATGAAGAAGAAGCTGACCAGCAAGAAGACCGCGAATGACCCCAACAGCCGCATCAACAAGTCACTCCGGGCTTGGAAGTGCTAACATGGAGATGATGCTATGGAACATCGTACTAAGCGCAGCGGTGGCGGTTATGGGCTTCTTGTTTAAGGGCAAGATTGACGAGTTGGACCGCCTTGGCATCCTACTCAACAAAACCCGCGAAGAAGTGGCACGCGACCATGTCACTCGCGCCGAGATGAACACTTTGGTCGATAGGTTAGGGGATCGGTTTGACCGGGCCTTTGAACGGCTTGAGGCCAAAGTTGATGAAATGAGGAAGGTATAGTTATGGCACGTACGATGAAAAAGTTTTCTGCCGGTGGCGCACAAGGTCGTTATGACCGCCGTATGGCGGACATTGAGAAAGACTTCAAAAAGAACTCAGCAGGTAAGAGCGGTAAGGCTCTTGAAGTACTTGAAGCTAAGCGTATGCAGCGCACCGCTGACGCTAAGGACGACCTTGCTAAGCGCACAGGCGCTGACCGTACCGCTACACGCGCCGCAGAACGTGCCGCAGAAAGCAACCTGACAAAGACCCGCAAGTACGGCGCTCCACAGGCGGTGAGCAAGCTCGAACCGGTTGCTTCCGAGAAAATCACAGAGACCTTATCTTTACCTAAGCCGGGTCTCGCTACTTCAACTAAGAAGGCACCCGCTAAGGCACCCGCTAAGGCACCTGTTAAGACGCCGGTTAAGACGGATAAGCCACAACTGGGCACGCACTCCCGCATGGACGCAGCATACCAGTCGCAACGTGACCGACAAAGAGCACGAAATGTACGTGGGGGAAGCAACTCAGGTAGCCCGACTAAGGGTACTATTTATGGTAGCGAACCATTGGCAGGTAGCAAGTTCGACAAGGCAGCTTTCAGCGACCTAAAAACCGGAAAAAATAGCTATGGTGCTACCCGCATTGGTAAGACCGGCGGTACCAAGACAGACACAAAAGGCACCGGCACTAGCCGGGTGGCCAGAGCGGCTGACCCTAAGGATACAAGTGCTGCTGCTTCACGTGCACGCTTTGGTGCGGCTATGTCGTACCTGAACCCTTTCAGCTACATTGAAAATGTAGCGCGTCGTCGAGACCCAAGCGAAGTCAACAAAGCCAAGGGCGGTAAAGTTAAAAAGGAAAAGACCATGAAATATCGTTCCGGTGGTTCAATATCTTCAAAACCTCCGCAGCCCACTGCTGCCGACAGGAAATCAGACGCCAAGTTCCGTAAGTCCGTAAAGGACCTCAAGGTTACGCCAGAAAGTGCTGCGGCTATCGGACGTGGAAACCGTTCTACAGGTATGGCGAAAGGCGGAAAAATGGCACCTAAGTTCGGTGCTGCTATGAAAAAGAAATCGGCTGATACTAAGGGTCGTGCAATGATGAAGAAGGCCGGTGGCGGCAAGTGCTACGCCAAGGGCGGCTCCATCGACGGTATTGCCAAGAAAGGCAAGACTAAGGCTACGATGGTTAAGATGGCCCGTGGTGGTTCGGCCTTGATGCGTAGCCGTGACAGCTATGGCGGTGCTAACTTCAAAAAAGGCGGTAAGTGCTAATGCGCGCTTGTCGAGGTATGGGAGCAATGAACCCTGCTAAGATTCCCAAAGGAATGGCCAAAGGTGGAAAGCTTGACATCTCCAAAGCGATCAAGAAACCGGGCGCACTCCGTGCGCAGCTTGGCACTCCTAAGGGAAAGAAAATCCCAGCAGGAAAACTTGCTAAAGCCGCCAAGGCCCCCGGCAAGTTAGGCCAGCGTGCGCGGTTCGCGCAGATGCTGAAAGGCTTTAAGAAGAAGTAATGGCACGGTCGGACGAACCTAAGTGGAAACGCATTGTCGCTAGTGTAAAAGCTGGCGACAAAGGCGGTAAGCCGGGTCAATGGTCCGCCCGTAAAGCCCAGCTTGCGACCCAGCGGTATAAGAAGTCTGGTGGCGGCTATAGCGGCCCGAAGACAGAAGCGCAAAAATCCTTGTCCAAATGGACCAAGGAGGATTGGGGAACCAAGTCAGGCAAGCCATCCACACAGGGGGCAAAGGCTACCGGCGAACGCTATCTACCAAAGAAAGCACGTCAGGCGCTGACATCTTCTGAATATGCTGCTACAACCAAGGCGAAGCGTGAGGGTACAAAGGCGGGCAAGCAGTTCGTCAAGCAACCCAAGGGCGTTGCCAAGAAGACAGCGAGATTTAGATGACCACAAGTGGCACCACAGCATTTAACCTTAACCTCAACGACCTAGTCGAAGAGGCTTTTGAGCGTTGTGGTGCTGAGCTTCGCACGGGTTATGACCTACGTACGGCGCGGCGTAGCCTGAACCTGCTCACCATCGAGTGGGCAAACCGTGGCATCAACCTATGGACCATCGAGCAGGGTTCGATCCCCATGGTGCAGGGGCAAATTACTTATGAGCTACCTGTCGATACTATAGACCTGCTGGAACACGTGATCCGTACGCAGACTGGTCAAGGCCAGACTGATATTACCATTAACCGTATCAGCATCGACACATACTCAACGATCCCGAACAAGAACGCGCAGGGTCGGCCTATCCAAGTGTGGATTAACCGCCAGTCAGGTGCAGACTATCCGGTAGATGGCGTGGCTTATCCGAACATCAACGTCTGGCCCGCCCCAGAGCAGTCAAACTATTATACTTTCGTCTACTGGCGCTTGCGCCGCTTACAGGATGCTGGTGATGGTGTTACTACGCAGGATATACCGTTTAGGTTCCTCCCTTGTATGGTGGCTGGTCTCGCGTATCACCTATCCTTGAAGATACCCGGCGCACTTGAGCGCAGTCAAATGCTCAAGGCGGAATATGAAGAACTCTGGCAGCAGGCTGCTGATGAGGACCGCGAGAAAGCGCCACTGCGCATCGCGCCTCGTCAGTATTTCCGGTGACTTGTGCCTAATCGGTTTGCCTCTGGTAAATGGGCAATTTCGCAGTGTGACCGCTGCGGGTTTCGCTATAAGCTGAAAGAACTCAAGCGGCTTGTCATTAAGACCAAGAACGTCAACATCCTTGTGTGCCCTACGTGCTGGGAACCGGATCAGCCCCAGTTGCAGTTGGGTATGTACCCAGTTGATGACCCGCAAGCACTGCGTAACCCCCGTCCAGATACAACATATTACCAAGGTGGTTTGACCGGGCTACAAGAAGAAACGCAGGGTGAAGTGCCTAATGACAACGTGCTGGCGTTTGGCGGTCCATCAGGTGGTAGCCGTGTAATCCAGTGGGGTTGGGCACCTGTTGGGTTAAATAATCCTTTGGGTTTATTTGGTCTTCCAAATACGCTATTAGGTAGTGGTCAAGTAGGGACCGTAACGATTGAGACGGAGAATTAGCTATGGATAAGAAAGATATGAAGCAGGACAAGGCCACTGTGGCAAAGGCCGTGCACAAGCACGAGCGTGCGAAACACAAGGGTCAGCCTCTAACTAAGCTTGCTAAAGGCGGTAAGACCAACGCGCAGATGAAGGCTATGGGCCGCAATCTTGCCAAAATCGCCAACCAGAAGAAATCTTCGCGGGGTAAATAATATGGACTACAAGCCAAAGACGGTGCCGATTGTGAAGAACAATAATGGCTACCCGAACAATGTACCTAACACCCAGACCGTGAAAACACGCGGAACCGGTGCGGCAACTAAGGGCACGCATAGCAGCAAGAAGTTGGCATAATGAACTACGCTGAACTGTTCGAAACGATCAAGGGGTACGTCGAAAACGACTTCCCCAACACCTCATGGACCGGCTCTGACGGCTCCAGCACGGTGACATTGACGTCTACCGAACAGATCAACACGTTCATTGAAGAGGCTGAGCAGCGCATCTTTAACTCGGTCCAGTTATTAGACCTACGTAAGAATGTGACGGGTAACATGACAGCGGGAAATAAGTATCTCGCTGTACCCACTGATTGGCTGGCTAACTTCTCTATGGCGGTTATCGACGACACTGGGCGGTATGAGTATTTACTCAACAAGGACGTCAGCTTTATCCGACAGTCGTTTCCTAACCCAGATGACGAAGGCATACCCACACACTATGCCTACTTCGACGAAAACTCGTACATTCTAGGCCCAACGCCAGACGAGAATTATGCAGTCGAACTGCATTACTTCTATTACCCGCCTTCGATTGTGACGGCAGGCACGTCGTGGCTTGGCGATAATTTCGATAGCGTACTGCTTTATGGTTCTCTGCTTGAAGCTTACACCTTTATGAAAGGTGAATCTGATGTTATAGCAGGGTACCAGAAACGGTACGACGAAGCGATGGGAATGCTCAAGCAGCTTGGCGAAGGCAAGAACAGGCAGGATATGTACCGTACAACACAAGTAAGGTACCCCGTACGATGATTGCTGAACTAGAAACCGCCTTGGGTAATGTGCAAGTCATGACCACAAATGGTCGTGGTTTTTCTGCTGAAGAGCTTGCTGAGCGTGCCCTTAATCAAATTATCAATGTAGGTGATAACGCACCCCCGGTGATTGCGGATCAGGCTCGTGCCTTCCGGGAGAACTTGCGCGAGGTGCTCATCTACTTCATGCGCGAAGCTATGCGCTCGCGTAACGTGACTCTGGCAGCTAAGTTCACCGAAGCTGGGTTTCCTGAGCTTGTAAAACTAATTGATTCCTAAGGAGAATAACCATGGCTATTACCCAAGCTATGACAACCAGCTTCAAGGCCGAAATTTTGCTGGCTGTCCACGATTTTCGTAACACTGGTGGCGACACCTTCAAGTTGGCGTTGTACACTTCGTCGGCTTCTATCGACGCGAACACGACTGCCTACACGGCTACCAACGAAAGCACCGGTACAAACTACACCGCTGGCGGCGCTGCGCTGACCAATGGTGGCGTGACCGCTACTAACACCAACGCTTCGGCAGGTACTGGCTTTACGACCTTCAGCAACCTGACCTTCACCAACGCAACCGTGACGGCTCGTGGCGCGTTGATCTACAACACAACCCCTTCGGCTAACGGGACGGCGAACACCACGCTAACCAACGCTTCTGTGGCTGTGCTGGATTTTGGTTCGGATAAAACTTCTACGGCAGGTGACTTCACTATCATCTTCCCGACGAACAACAACACCTCGGCTATCATCAGGATTGCATAATGGCTCTCGTTATCGCTAACCGCGTACAAGAAACGACCACCACTACAGGCACTGGCACGGTAACTCTTGCCGGTGCCGTAGCTGGTTTTCAGTCGTTTGCGGTTGTCGGTAATGGCAATACCACCTATTATACAATCACCAGTGGCAATAACTGGGAAGTTGGGATCGGTACCTATACTTCTTCCGGCACTACGCTATCGCGTGACACCGTTTTAGCGTCTAGCGCGGGGGGAACAACCAAGATTACCCTTAGTGGTACGTCTACGGTATTCTCGTCATACCCGACAGAACGTGCGGTGATGACCGATGTCCCCCAGACTGTATCCAACAAGAAGCTGCAAACGTATAACGAAAACGTAACCACAGGATCATCCGGTACAGCATATACAGTTGACCTTTCAACGGCCAACATCTTCGATATAACAATGACCGGCAACTGCACGTTTACGTTCAGCAACCCACCATCTTCTGGCGTGTCGTACAGCTTCATGCTAATCTTGGACCAAGATGCAACTGGGTCGCGTACGGCAACATGGCCTGCGTCTGTT